TTCTTAAGTCGTGTACGGCGTCCTCTTCTTGTCCCATTCCTCGAAGAGGGGATAGAGTCCAGGAGGGATCTCCCCAGGCGACTGATGCTCACGGGCGATGCGAAGGAGCTCCATCATCGTCCTGAGAGACATAGGATAGATAGGATAGACATAGTGCTGCCACACCTTTCGCAGCGAGCGTCGGTGGTTGCCCGGCTCGTGATATCTGTTGATAATAGCGTAGACATTGCGCGCCATCTCTATTCTGTTTGCTCTGATCATCGCCTGAAGTATTTGTTGTACCTTTGTGGCGATGCGGTTCCTAACGCCGTTTCCTTCATCCATTACCCCCGTCAGTA